TTGAATATATAAGATATTTGTTACATAAAAATAAAGGCACATGCAGAAATGATTTAGTTACTATAACTTATCCATCATATACTATATTATATCGTGGTAATAATTCATACGGATATAGTAATTATAATAATAATGATGTTTTTATACCGTATCATAATTTTGAAATTATTAAGGAAAAATTTCGTTCAGATACAACCAAATTAAATATAGATATAACTATATGAATTTTGTAAAATCAAATCCAGATATTAATTACCGTTTTACAGAACACACCACTGTAGAAAATGTTGTGAATAATCAGTCATTCATTGTTAATAAAAATGGTTTAGCAAGAAAATACACTTGTTTTGAATATGATAATCATGATTTTGCATGGTATCCTATTAATGCTGGTCCTGGCCGAATCAATGGCCAAGAATTCTCAATTGACAATCAAGAAATTCTCAAAAAATATTTAATAGAACAAATTAGCAAGAAAGATAAAGTTGTGATTGTTGAAATAGGGGGTAATAGAAATGGTTATGTTGTATCGTCAACAAGTGTGTTTTTAGATAATAAAAGGCACAATGATATTTATATTGGCATTGATATAGAAGATAAATCTGCACATAATGATAATGAAAAAAATATATTTACTATCCATTCTTCTTCAAACAATACAGAGTTAATTTTTGCATATTTAAAAAATATGGGAATAGATTCTATTGATATTCTTATGATTGATGGTTATCATTCAATTAACCAAGTTTATTTTGAATGGGAAAATTATACACCATTGTTGGCTTCGGATGGTATAGTAGTAATGCATGATACTAATTCTCATCCTGGACCTTACTTTTTGATGAAAAGTATTGATACAAATCAATATGATGTTTATAAATATTTAAATGATGTTGTTGACTGGGGTATTGGAGTAGCTGTGCGTAAATAAATATTATTGCACTGACGTTTTTTTTGGTTATATTATTTTTATAAAATAATATAAAAATGGTTGTTATTAAGTGAGGGATTAAAAGGGAGGGATTAAAAGGGAGGGATTAAGGATTTAAAGGGATGGATTAAAAGTGAGGGATTAAGGATTTAAAGGGAGGGATTAAGGATTTAAAGGGAGGGATTTAAAGGGAACCGTAGGTTCCCTTTAGTTTGGCGGCAACGGCGCTAAACACAACTTGATTTCACCCAACGACGCAACATCATACTTGACAATCAACGGCAAATCATTTCCTAAATACATCTCCAAATGACTACACAAAGGTGTGCATTTAATAAAATTGTTCAGACTTTTCACCGAAAATTCGCCCTGCACAATCACGGACGGGTCCGGTTTCACGATGAAATCCATATGGTTGTCCGACTCAGAACGCTTAAACTTGGTCTTGGCAAATGTCCCCATGCACGAGAAAATCAGGTCATCACCCACCGATTTGATTTCGACACGGTCCGTCAACGCATTCAGGTCTCGCACAATCTTCTGGAAATCCGCCGTGGGCAGATTAATGATGGTGGAATACTCCACATCGGGAATCACTAATTCCTCCGTGTCCGGCTCAATGAGTCGCAACTTGTAATCATAGGTTTGCCCTACATTCTTGTTGTTGAATTCCATACCGAGATACGAAACAATTCCGTCCTGGTAGTCCTCCTTGTCGATATACATGGTGAGAATATCATCGTTGGAAAGTGTGGAAATCAACTTGAAGAAATGCATCGTGTTGGTGCAGACCACAATTTTATCGGGGACACATTTATAAGATTCAAATTTATTGGAATGCAAGACAACACTCACCAACATTGTATGGGTCTTGTCAAAATTAATGATTTTCATACTATCCTTGGTGAATGTGATTGTGGCATCCGTCAAAATATCCTTGAGTGCCGTGGTTAAATTTCGGATTGGCTGGATTTGGACGGTCTTAATTGTCAATACATGATTGTTCTCGTTCATTTTGGATATATCAAATATATGCGTATTTTTAAATCCATTCTGCAATTTAATAATAAGTGGGAGAACGTAGTTCCCCTAAGGGAACCTTAGGTTCCCTTATAATCCCTCCTTTTAATAGAACATAAAAGAGAGAAAAACATTTTCAAAAGATTTTGTAAATTCAAAGAGAGAAAAACATTTTCCAAAAGATTTTGTAAATTCAAAGAGAGAAAAACATTTTCAAAAGATTTTGTAAATTCAAAGAGAGAAAAACATTTTCAAAAGATTTTGATAACTTGAAAAATATTTTTATATGCAGTCATTTTAAAAATTTTTTCAAATTATCAAAATCTTTTGAACAATAATTTTCTCTCTTTGATTTCTCTCTTTTTGAGTTCTCTCCGGAAAAACCGTCAAAACAAAATACTTTATTTTGGTATATGACCGACGCATTTACTATTAAAAACTATTCCATCTTAACTTCGTTTAATAAAACGCAAATTTACATAAAAATGATGGATTCGACAAATCACCTCACTTACGAAACAAACTTGGATGCTGCTGAACTCCGTCTCTCAACTACTTTAGAAGACGCATACAAAATAATCACCAATTGTTTTGCCGAGGATGAGGGATACAAAGTCGCAATTAGTGTAAAATCCGGTTTAATGAAACTCAAATTCCATGCATTCATTGGCGGATTTCTGAAACTAGATTTTGATGTTTTATTGAGAGAGAAACTAATTTCCAACGACAGCCAATTAACATTGTTCATGAACCAATTGGAACAGAGACAGGAAACCGTTGTTGAAACGTTGAATAAACGATGCAATGAACTGGCTTCTCTCATTGAAGCCCATGAAAAACGATTCAACCAGATGGAATCATTATTAAACACCGTTTCATGTGCAGAGATTGATTTACGAATGAATGCTTTTTTCCCAATCAATTCACAAACAGTTACAATTCAAGGAGATGCGCATTTGAAAACGGACAAGATACAAATACTGTATAAATTGCAAAAAATAGTTTTCAGTTCTTTTTCCTTCATTGATTTATCTAGTTTCAAAAATGAGACCATGAGAGAAATGACAATTGAATCCGCATCCAAGATGACTGGATTAAAAGGCCTGGAAGGGTTTCCCAATTTAGAAGTTCTCACGGTTTTGAATGCACCCTTGTTGAAAGATTTCTCTGCAATTTACAAATTTGGAACTAAATTAAAAGTTCTTAAAATGAATGGTCCACCTGAACTCCAAAGGTTCTGCAATGAACACAAAATAAATTATTTTTAAATCTACTTAATATCATGTTGCTACTATTTAGTAACATGATGTTTATTGAAGAGAGACCAATTTATTACCCATACATTATTTTTGGATTGGTTCCCATATATGTAGGATTGTGCGGACTCGTCTACGTGTTTATACACAAATTTGGCGCATTTGCGTTTTTCTTTGGACTGTATCTATGCTTTGGTGCAATCGCATATGGAGCATTAATGAGATACATTCATGCACAGTAACTCACTTCTGGGAAATCTTCACCTGGTATATATATGAAAGAACCCTATCAAGTTATAGACAATTTTTTATCGATAGAAGACTTAGAAATGTTATCAGAGTATGTAGACAACAATGGTTCCGCACAATCTAGATATAAATCAAACGATATAGCTAGCTACATATATATCAACTATGTAGATAAATTTAAAGAATTAGGTGTATTTGGTCTTAGTGACGAGATTACAATATCTAAAAATAATAAACCAATTCCTAAGCATAAAGACAATAAAGTATCTGGAGAAACACATAAAATTCTAATCTATTTAAATACTGTTAATAATGGTGGTGGAACATATTTTTATATAGATGGTAAAGAAATATTAGTAGAGAATAAAATAAATAGACTCGTATTATTTGATATAAATATAGAACATAAAGGTCAGGAGTTTAGTCGTGACTATATAAAAAAAACAATAGGATTTAGGACGTTAAATCAAGACAATATTGTTGAGTCCAATTTTGATGCCTAAGATACAACAGTTTGGACCTCACGTCTGCAAATAGGACAATTGCTGCGACATTTCAACAAAGATTCACAACAAGATTTGCACATACAAAGATGTCCGCATGGGACAAGAATTTCAGTGGAGTTTTCAACCATACAAACAACACATTCGGTGATTTCATAGATTCGAAGACTGCTCATATCCAGTTTTGGAACAATTTTCATGTTTGCGGTTTTAATTTGGTAGAATGCCTGCGTGTTTGGACGTGAAACCAAGACAATATCATCGGGTCCAATTTCATAAAAATACCCGTCTTGACGAACATCTTTGGGAAATTTGCAGTTTAAATTATTGTTGTAGACATTTGTATATACTTTGCCTTCGGTATCTGTGAAACTGAAGAATTTGATTCTTAGTTTGCTTTTTTCCTTTACACATTGAAGCGTGACCTTTGACATTTTTATCATAATTTGCTATTATTTTTTTTGAAAAGAAACGCATATGTCAGTGAAAAAATTATATTATGCAATAATTCGTCTACGGGTTCTTCCGTGACCGTCACCAAACTGGCGACGCGCTTTCTTTGCCAGAGTGAATGCTTTGTCTCGGTGATTGCACCCCTTCTCCAGAATCTTAAAGTCGACAGCGGCGGATTTGCCCGCGGTCAATGCACTTGCTAAACGAGCATAGCCCCACGATTGTGCCGTCTGATTAGGACGCGACCCGGACGAAAAGTAGGCACCCTCGCCCTTCTTCACAATCTTGTTCAATGCATCAATGGAGCAGCCCGTCGCTTTGGCCAATTCCTTGCTGGGGACAATTTTCTCTAATCTATAAATCTTTTGTGCACGACCAATATGTTTGGACGGCCGACTATGAAATGATGGGACCTGTTTCCTAGTAAAATACTTGCCCTTTTTATATTGAGACCTGGATTTCTTCAACATTTGGACCTGTTTCTTAGAATCTTTGTTGGATAAGCCGAATGGTAAATAACGCAAGGGGATTTTCATCGAAGGGATTCTTATCGAAGGGATTCTTATCGAGGGGATTTTCATCATTTCTTTATTTGGAGAATAAAAATGTAATAAAAATATTTATTACATTTTTTTTTACAAATCTTTATTTATTTGTGTTGGTAACCCATGACCAAACATTATCATGTATATCAAAGCAAAAGCTGATATAAGTATACTTCTGTTTTCAGCCACAATTTGCCGTTGTCCCAATATAAATAGCATAAAGACATACAAAACAATTCCAATTACAATTGAATGAAATAACATAGTTGCGCCACTTTCCATTATATATTATAAATAAATATTTTTTATAAGAATATACAAGAATATTATATATATAATATATAATGTTGTCTCTTTTACTTTTAGCATCCCTATATTTTTTTGCAAATAGCAAATCATTACCCGATGTTATTTCGGAAATTAATGTACCCAGTTATTTGGGTCACTGGGAACAATTATATCAAGCACCAACCAATGTAATTTTTCAGGGATATGGAACATGTATTACTGCGGATTATGGATTGCTCGATAATGGAAATATTACCGTATTAAATGCTCAATTGGATGAAAATCACAGTATTGAACAAATAAGCGGCTATGCATATTACAAAAACGCATCTGAACCTGGTAAATTGACAGTGCACCTTGATGGAGTCCCAGTTGATTCACCATATTGGATTGTAAAACTAGGTGAAGTGGTGAATAATCAATACCAATATAGTATAATTACAACACCATCTGGAATATCACTTTGGGTATTAGTAAGAGACATTGACGTTTTTCTGAAATATTATAACACCGAGGTTGAAGATTTTTTACATCAATATGAATTTAAATATACCCAGGTTACCTGTAATTCTCCCACAATGCTTCGTTCAAACACTCAATCCGAGTGTCAAATATCAAGTTATTTGAAAAAATCAGGATTTCCAGATTATACGATACCCACCATGGTATGTATAAGTAAATATGAAAGTTCGTATAATTGTGATGCAACAAATAAAAACACTGATGGATCTACCGATTATGGACTAATGCAAATAAATAGTTATTATTGGTGTTCCGGCGATGCTTTATCCAAATACAATGAGTGTAAAATTGCGTGTTCCAGTTTATTCAATTGTCAATATAATACAAATTGTGCATATGTTGTGTGGAAACAGCAGGGATACACGGCCTGGTATGGATACAAAAACCATAAGTCCGAGTGTGATTCATACAAGCTTAATTGTTGATAAATAAAAATATAAAAATTATTTTTTATATTTTTGTAAATGTTTTTTTCAAAAAGGAGGGTTCATAAGGGAACCTTTGGTTCTCTTATAATAAAGACGTTTTTGAATGTAACTATATAAAAATTAAAACAATTAACAAATATATTAGAAATGTACACCGCAATTATAGTTGAACCAAGAGAACATCCAGCATTAGAATTTGTTTTGAATAATTTTGTATCAAATTTGTCAGATGAGTGGAATATTATTGTGTTCCACGGAAATAAAAACATAGATTTTTTAAAAAAAATCATAGAAAATAATTTGCATACCCGAATTTCGTTAATAAATCTGCAAGTCGACAATTTGACGATAAACGATTACAACAATTTATTCATGAAATCCACAATACTATATGACAATATTCCAACAGAAACATTTTTGGTCTTCCAAACTGACACTATCATTTTTGAAAAACACAAACATTTAATAAATGATTTCTTAAAATATGACTACGTTGGCGCACCAATAAAACATAATGCAACTCCTCAACCAATTTGGGTTGGAAACGGCGGATTATCTCTTCGCAAAAAAAGCAAAATGCTAGAAATAATGAATAACGAACCTTATCAAAATATCCCCGAAGACTTTTTCTTTTCGCTTCCAACTTCAGTATCCATTTATAAACCATCAATCAATGAAGCCAATTTTTTTTCTGTTGAAGCCATTTTCAACGAAGTGTCATTTGGGTGTCATCAAATTTGGATAAACGATAAATACAATGAATTGTGTGAAATGTATCCAGAAGCAAAAGAATTGTCCCGGTTAAATTTGTCAAATTTTTCTAATAAAAACAAAATGGATATTGCCATTATTTACACCTCCAAAATTCCATTCTTTAAAGAACATTTTGCTTCATTTTCTTCCACTGGAATTAATCAATATAACACTGATTGTTTTTTAGTTCTGGGAAATGAATACAATGAAGATGTTGACGCATTCAAAAAAACAAGCATATTTGACACAACAACTACTATGTTACACCTTTGCACAATCACAAAGGCAGGCACGACAGTGCCTGACGAGCCTTGTGAAACGCCGACTTTGTCGGCAGTTATGAGTGAGAAAGGGGTTGCAGATTGCGCATTTGAAATGCGCAATGGTGTCATTGAAAACGACCATAAAAAAAAAGCTGCCGAACTTATCTCTGCAAAAATATATGACATTGTCATTTATACCGAAACTCAAGTTATCTTCGAATCCAATATTCATTGGAATTTGTTAAATACTTATGTAAATGGTACGCAATTAATCTGTGCCAATGATGACAATACATTTATTGTTGGTTCTCATGATACAATGACTCAATATTTGTTAGATTCTTATACAAATGCAAAAAAAAATATTGAATTTAATTATTCAGTCAAACCTATAACAATTGAAAAATATAACATATTTTTTGGATTCCGCGGTTTATCTGAGGTTTGCGATTCTTATAAATTCATGGATGAAAATGACGAATTCATGGATATATCCCAAATACAATCAAATAATACAATTTATTTTACCAATTTAAGTTTAAGGAGGTTACATCGTCAAATCATCTTAATTCCCAAACCATTCATATTGGTTTCAGGTGGAGGGGACTGCGAATGCCCCAATCAAATATTTGATACCGACGACGAATTTCAAAATTTCATTAATTCGCCAAATATTGTTCATTGGTTCTGCCAAAATGTTTTGATTAAACATCCGAAAATTACACCCATCCCACTTGGTCTTGATTATGAAACAATAATGTATTATAACCATATTCGCAATGACCGCGGACCAAAAATGACGCCTTTGGAACAAGAAAATCAAATCATGGAACTCCGTAAAAATATTTCCCCGTTTTGGGAAAGAATTCCCATTTGTTACGGCAATTTTCAATATCTTTTGAGCACCAAATATGGTAGTGACCGAGTTGATGCAATTCATAAAATACCCAAAAACCTCATCTATTATGATTCCAAATGTATCCGTGAATCTACGTTTAAAAATCAGACAAATTTTGCATTTGTTGTGTCCCCTTTTGGACAAGATTATGAATGTATTCGCACATGGGAAGCACTTTGCCTTGGATGTATAGTAATATTAAAAACTTCGCCGATTGATTCCATCTACGCCGATTTGCCAGTTTTGATTATCAATGATTGGAATGAAATCACACAACCCTTTCTTGAATTGGCAATTGAGAGATTTAAACAAAAACACCAAAATGGTGAATTCAATTATGAAAAACTGACCAAAAAATATTGGTCTCTAATGATTCAACAAAAAAAGGGTTAAACATTTTTTATTATATTTTGTATAATGGAAACAGAAGCTGAAACGTGTCTTTGTGACGACTGCAATAAAAAGATTTTAGTTAAAAAAGCTATCTCGTGCGAAATATGCAATCGAGAAGATGATGACGAAGATATAAATGAAGAATTGGAAGAAGATGAAGAGGATGGAGAGAAAGAGGAAGATGATGAAAACGCAGTTCTGAAAAAACCAAAAGAACAAATGTTATACTGCAAGCGTTGCATCGATATGTGTTTTGTTTGCGAAATGAATGGTTGCAGTGAATGTGTAGAGACCGTATGTTGTGACTGTGGTGTTAGTATGTGTGATGAATGCAGAAATAGTGACGAATTATGTGGATGCTATGGAAATTGTTCTACTTGTGGTAGAGATGTTAATCGCGGGTCGGACGGATGGCCGTGTGGTGAATGTGAAATCTGGTACTGTAATGATTGTTGTAGGTCTGGAGAGAACACATGCAAAGAATGTGGACCGGATGAATCGGAAGAGGAAGAGGAAGAAGAAGAGGAAGAAGCAGAGAATAATGAATCAGAAGTGGTTAATGAAACAAATTATTAAAATTGAATTTTAATTTATAAAATTTATTTATTTTATAAATTTGTAAAAATGAATATTTATGCATTGGAACTAGAATCCGGAAAATATTATATCGGCAAAACATCAAGAGATGTTTCTGCACGTTTTGATGAACACACGAGAGAAAACGGGTCAGAATGGACTTCGTTGTATAAACCCGTGAAAATAATTGATAATTACCATTCAGACAGCCAATTTGAAGAGGATACACTAACTAAAAAATATATGATGCGATATGGAATAGTGAATGTTCGTGGTGGTTCATATACAAAATTGGAGCTAGATGAGTGGCAAATTAAGGCATTGCAACACGAATTCAAAAGTGTTTCAGATTGTTGTTATAATTGTGGACAACAAGGGCATTTTGCAGATGCGTGTCCGGGTGAAAACTTCCAGGGCACGGACGATGAACTAGAAGAAAAAATAAAGGAACTTGAAGCAGTTAAACATTATATAATCAATTTAAAACCGCAACAATATTTGTCAGTAGTTGGGATTGAGAGAATCATAAATACTCAACAATATGGATTAGAACTAAGAAATCAATTCATCTCAATTCTAAAACATACAATTAGATGCACTCAGTGTAAATCATCGCTGAGTGAAACAATGCCACGTGATTGGCAAGGAAATGGAATAGCTTGTATAAAATGCAATAATACATATGATGCAAAAATGAAAACCCCTTTCAAATTAACTCTTGAACACTATGAAAAAATACCAAGAGGTTTTGTTTTAATTGATGGTATATTACATGACCTAAGATATTCTCCTAATGAAAATTCAAAATTAACCGATGAACAAAATAAAATTAGGGTATATAAAACATTTGTTAATAATTCAAAACTTGAAAAAAAATACAACAAATTGGTTGGATACAGTAGCGATGAAGAAATTATAAAATATATTGATAATATGCTTGTAAAACTTTGGCGACAAATGGCACAAAGATGTTAGTGTCGTTTCTTCATTGTTTTTTTTGAATGAATATTCCGAATTCGCTTCGTCTTCCCCAAATAAGCCTTTGCATTTAAACCATAATACTTGGCCACTTTGGCATCCGTCCACTCGCGGTCCAGCGGCGGCAACGGCACCCATTTCAGCGTCGCTTCGCTAATGTGCTGGTCTATTTTCCGCAAACTCAGCATATAATTGGCGAAATCGGTTTCCAAATAGGATTTCAGTGATTTTGCTTGAACCAATGAATCCACTTTGAATCCAAAATAAGTCTGCGACGCAATTTCTCTCGGTGAACCAATAATGATGTTGCCAAATCCGTCACCCCCTTTCCCCGACCCCTGCGGCGTAAACACTTTCCAGAAATCGTATGCATTTTTAACATATTTTTTCAAAACAAATTTTTCCTCACCCTTCTTTGCGGATACGTAGCATTTGACCGAATTCACAGAATTACTGTTTGTAAAATGTTCAAAGTTGGTCGTGATTCCAAAATGACCCGTAGAGAGATAGAGGTCACTTAAACAAGGATATTTTACAACTTTGTTAATCAATGGATATGCTTTGGTGTCGGGAACCAAAATGTCGTATTTGTCCAATTGAACCATTTGTTTATTACCAGAATCACTGGTGAATTCTGTGAGTCCATCATGCGATTTGTCTAAATAAAAGTAATTGACCCCCCCTTTAATATCAACCTCGGGCCAAATGGTTCGACTATTTGGAATATGGTTTATGGACACAATGTCTTTGCGCAAAAGCATCGATTTGCGAAACTCGTCCAAACCTTTCCCACCCGAAAACCACCTGCTCGGAACCACAAACAATAGTTTGTCTGTCATCTCTATCGCCTTCACAATAAACTTGGAGTAAAGTGGTTGGTCTGAGGTTTCTTTAATTCGCGCCTCGTTGTATGGCGGATTTCCCACAATGATGTCATATTTACCCGATAGTTCTAAGAAATCTTTATTGGATATATTTGGTTTTGCCTCCGGGTCAATCATTGCAAATAGTTTTTTGCAGAGAACCACGTTTTTTTTATTGAGTTCGTTCATGAAAAGCATTTTCTCTATGATATGTTTGCTTCTCGCCTTATCACTAATGATTGTTTTGTCCAATCCTTTTAACAATCGATAATAAACAACAATCGGAAAATTCCCGATTCCGCAGGCTGGGTCGAACCATTTTAATCCCTTGTTTTTCCAAACAGATGCAGGTAACGCATCGAGCATTTTCTCTACGAAATGAATGGGTGTAAAAACCTCGCCGAATACATTTTTCTCAAAATCTTTGGGAACAAGGTTTTTACTCAAAATATTCAATACCTCTTCATTCATTTACCCCAGATATATATTGTTGATAATTTATTCAACAGTATAAAAATTTTTTACCCTAACAAAATTTTCTGTATTTCTTCCACTTTCAAACCAACGTTTGACCGAATCTTGTTTACGTAATCCATATCTACCAAATCTGGATGCACATACCAGTCCTCAAATGGGCAATGTCTCCCTTCAAAAAAGACCGCAACATCTGGAAAAACCAGTTCATATCCTCTTTTTTTAAATATCTCTCTGGATATTTCACGAGTATTAAAATAATTACCCGTGTAAATATCGTGTTCAAATGTAATCGTCGCAAATTTATATTTGTCAAAACAAGTATTGTCTAATAATACAAGTGTGTCCAATGTGGATTTGTTGTTAACATCTAAATCAATCTGCAAATAATCGATGTTGCATGGAAACGCATTTGTGTCCAATATGCCTCTATAATCTACTAAACGCGCATCACTAATCCTATAAATCGAGTTGGGTCGCAAATCTTTATACAATTGTTCGAATGACGAATCGTATTCAATCATTAAGCCTTTCCAGCCATATTCTTTTTCCATCATATATGTGTTATTGCATGTAATGGGATGGTTTGACCCAATTTCAACAAAATAACCATTATTTTTGTTTTGTAAAATACTGATTACAAACAAATCTTGCAATGCTTGGCTCATTATTATATATAAATAATAATCAATTATTTATATATTGTTTTTTTACTTGTTTTTATTTTTAAATTCCGACCACGACATTTTGACCGGCTCAACAAAAGTGGGCGCCTCCGATTCGTGCAACTTATCTAAATTGTCACCACGACGCATGGCACTGTCCACATACATCTCTTTCAAAATGGTTCCAACTTTTACCGATGCATCATACTGATCAATGACCCCCTCCTCAATCTGCTTCAAAATAAAGATGAATCTGACCATCATCTCCATATTGAGTTCATCCTTAATAACTTTGTTGAAAATATCAGTGTAATGGTTGTAGAGAAAGGGCGTGGTCTTCTGGCATAATTCATT